GAAAATGAAAAAATCACAACTTAAACAAATCATTAAAGAGGAAATACTTAAAGTATTAAATGAAAATTCAACCTCAACAATTGAACTAAATACTTCATTTCTTCAATCTCAAGATGATTTTGAAAGAGGAGGAGATGAAGGTTTTACTGTATGGAAACCCGAATTCAAAAATGGTTTAAAAGCAACACAACAAAACTTTAAATCATCAGGTAAACCAGCTATTCCTGTTCAAAGAATAAAATATGAAATGGTAGATTATATAAGTGATGAAGGAGGAGATATACCGTATGTTAATATTAAATTCAAAAAATCATTAAATGAAGTTTTTATAGATTTAGATGATTATGATCCTGAAGAATTTGGTGTAGAAAATTTTGATAAATTTGATGAAATAGTTGAATCTAAACCTAACCCAACATTACAAGATGTTTCTGAATTAATTGATTTAAAAAATAAAAATTTAAGTTTTTATGGATGTTATGTTTTGGATATTAAACCGAATGAAATAATTAAAATTTCAAAAGAGTCTTAAATGACCCCATACACAGATATAGAAGTTACAGACAAATATATTATTCGTGAATTTAACGAAAATATAGATCCAATTGAACTATTATGGCATCGTGATTTAGAAGATCGTACTATAGAAGCTATTGGAGAAACAGATTGGAAACTACAACTTGACAATGAGTTACCAACCTCACTAAATAAACAAATACTAATAGAACGTCATCAATGGCACCGTGTAATTAAGGGAAATGGTAATTTGAGATTAAAAATACATTTAGAATGAAAAAACAAGATTTAAAACAATTAATTCGAGAAGAACTTATAGTTTCTACTTACGAGTTAATGTTTGAATCTGTTAACCCTGATAATCATTATGATTTTGAACATACTCGTAAAAATTTATGGGTGTTTAAAGATAGAAAGGATATTCAACATTTTATAATTTTAAATCAATCTCTTTATAAAGGAGATACAACAGCTGAAGTTAAGTTTGGTTGGGTAGATGAAAATTCCAAAGAAAGATACGATAAACCCCCAACTTATGATAGTAGAATATTTGATACCCACATTTATATTTTCCTAAATGAAATTTTAAAATACTACACAGAATATTTCACAGAATTTTATTTAGAAGCTAATGATATTTTACGCCATAGATTATATAGACAAACATTAAATAAATTTTTAGATAAAACAAGATATGTATTAGAAGACATAATAGAAAAAAACACTATAATAATTAAACCAATTTAATACACTTATAAACTAGATCTATAGCCTAGTTGACTTAAAAAATATTTTTGGAGTTGTAGCCCGATCTTTGGATTCGGGCTTTCTTTTTTGTATATTATAGAATAATAAAAGTTATGAATATATTTTACATTAATGAAAATCCGATTGTAGCTGCTCGTGAATTAGCTGATGATCACATTAGAAAAATGCAGATTGAATGCGCACAAATGTGTTGCGTTGCCCATTGGGAAAATGGAGGAAATGCTCCATATAGAAAATCCCACACTAATCACCCTTCAACCAAATGGACAAGAGAATCCATTCAACATTATAGATGGTTAGTTAGACATGGTTTGGAAATTTGCGATGAATTTGAAAAACGATATGGTAAAAAACATAAAACTAAAGATGTACTCGAATGGCTTAGAGACAATGAACCTAATATACCTGATAATGGATTTGTGGATCCCCCTCAGTGTATGCCTGATGAATTTAAATTGGAGAATACTATAGAAGCATATAAAAATTTTTATATTAACGATAAAGTAAAAGTAAAAAACCTAGATTGGAAAAAATTAAATAACAAACCAGAATGGATAAACGAATAGTAATTGTAGGAGGTGGTGTAGCAGGTATGAACGCTGCAACAAAATTAGTTGATAATGGGTACCCTGGAGAACTCATATCTGTAATAGATGCAGGTAAAGATCCTTATAATCGCCCTAAAGAAGAAGTTATGAAAGGAGGATTTGGGGCTGGACTTTTCTCGGATGGTAAATGGAGTTACCTGCATAATGCAGTGGGAGGACAACTAGCTAAATACATGGGAGAAGAAAAAGCAGACCAAACCCTAGATGAAGCTTGGTCTTATATCTTAAGATTCCACCCAGACCCATCTAAAATTATGTTCTCTCAACCAACCGAGGAACCAGAATTTATTCAACCATATTTTAATTTAAGAATGGCCCCAGCATATCACGTTGGTACAAATTATCTACACGATATGGGTAAAAGGTGGTATGATTGGTTAGTTGAAAAAAATATTAATTTTATATGGGAAACAGAAGTAAATGATATCTCATTTGGACCAGAGCAAATCGTATTTTTAAAAGGACATGGAAGTAAATTTATTAGATTTGATAAACTTATCTATGGAACTGGCAAATCAGGTATTGATTTAACTCAAAAATTAATAGACAAGTATAATCTTAAAAAGGAATCAAAAAGTGTACAGCTTGGAGTTCGTATGGAATTACCACAAAAATATATGCAATCTATTGTAGATATAGCATATGATTTTAAACTATACAAACGTCATAATGATAAAGTATCTTCACGTTCATTTTGCTCAAATAATTTTGCAGCTTATGTTGCCGAGGAAGTTACATATAACATGAAATCATATAATGGTCATTCTTATAAACAAGAAGATATGATCAACAACATGACAAATTTTGGTATAATTATGGAAATAAAAGGAATAGATAATCCATTTCAATTTCAAAAAGATATAGTTTCCAAATGTCAAATAGATGGAAAAGGTATCCATTTTTCTCCAAACTTTACCCGTAAACCATCGTTAACAGCTGAAGGAAAAGAAATGAATGTTTCTTGTGTTGGTGATCTAAATTTATTCAAAGAGGTATATGGTGAATATGCTGATTATATTATAAACTATATAGAAGATCTTAACAAAGTATTCCATTTTGAAAATGACTATTCACTATACATCCCAGAAGTAAAATTCCTCTCAGAAGAAGTACTTGTAGATTATAGTAATTTATCTTTAGTAGATTACCCAAACATACATTTTGTGGGGGATAGTTTAAGTTCAAGAGGTATAGCTGTTAGTGCTGCTCAGGGTGTATATAGTGCAAATAATTTGTCCCTGTAAAAATTAATTAATATATTTAATCAAAAACAAAGTCATGTCAAACACACAAACAAAAAGATTAGTTTCTCCCGATGGAACAATCGTTTACTATTTAGATGGTAAAATGCATAACCTAGAAGGACCAGCTTACATCCCTCAAGGTGATGAATCAAAAAGAGAATACTACATTAATGGATTAAAATATTCAGAAGCTGAATGGAAAGCAGCTAAAAGAGGAGGAGATGGATTACCTTGGTATAAAAGTGGAACAGCAAAAGCAAGGTTTTAATATGAAAATAGGTTGTTTTTCCTATATTTTATAATATGTATAATCGGAAAAACAACTAAAATATGCCTGCTAAATTAACTCAAGAACAATTTATAGAAAAAGCTATAAAAAAACATAATGGATTTTATGATTATTCATTAGTAACTTATGTTAATGCTAATACTAAAATAAAAATCATATGTCCGAAGCATGGTGAGTTTGTACAACAACCTAATAATCATTTATTTGGTCAAGGTTGTGTATGGTGTATGGGGGATAATGTTAGAAAAGCTAGAAAATTTACAATTGAGCAATGGATAGAAAAATTTAGAGATAAACATGGGAATCGATATGATTATTCAATGGTAAAAATCCAAGATGGATCTGGAACTAAATTTAAAGTTATAATTATTTGTAAAAAACATGGTGAATTTCTTCAAAGACCACAAGCCCACAGTAAGGGAGAAGGATGCCCTTATTGTAATATTTCAAAAGGTGAAGACGAAATCGAAAAATACTTCATCAAAAATAATATAGAATACTCCAGAGAATATAGGTTCGATAAATGTTTAAACCCAAAAACTAATAAAAAATTACCATTTGACTTTTATCTTCCAAGATATAATATGGTAATTGAATATCATGGAGAACAACATTATAAAAGGACTGGATATTTTGAACAAAGAGCTGGAGGGTTAAAAGGTTTACAATACCGAGATCAAATTAAAAAAGAATTTTGTCTCCAAAATAATATTTTATATATTGAAATATTATATAAAGAATTTGAAAATATTAATAAAATTTTAAAAGAAAAAATATGCGTATAGGTTTTACAGGGACTGTATCAGTTGGAAAAACAACATTAGTAAACGCTCTAAAAGAACTCCCAGAATTTAAAGACTATACATTTACAACTGAACGCTCTAAATATTTACGCGATTTGGGTATCCCATTGAATACAGATTCAACTATTAAGGGGCAACTTGTATTTTTGGCTGAGCGTGCTTCTGAACTTATCCAAGAAAATATTATAACTGATCGCACAGTAATAGATGTTGTAGCATTTACACATTTAGCTAAATCCATTCCCCATTATATAGGAGACGAATTTGAACAACTAGCTTCAAATCTGATTAAAGAATATGATTATATATTTTATGTTTCTCCGGTTGGGGTTGAATTAGAGGATAATGGAGTACGTACCACAGATGCAGCTTATAGAGCAAAAGTGGATAAAGAAATTAAAAAAATTATCTCAACTAATCGAAACAAAATACAGAATTTGGTAGAGATATCAGGGACTACCGAGGAAAGAATACAAAAAATTAAACAGGCATTGAACTTGTAATATTTATAAATAAACTGTTTAAAATGAAAAAATCTCGTTTACTCGAAATAATACACGAAGAAATTATCGCTGCATTAAATGAAGCCACTAATGTTATAATTACAAACAAAAAAGGTGACAGCGATACTCTATCATATAATACACCATCTGACAAAGCAGAAGTAAATAAGCTAAAACAAGACAGCAATATTACTAGTATTAAAACTACTACAGGACAAAAAATCAAAGAACTAGCAGATAAATATCAAATTGATGAAGAAATTATCAATGAAATGGCTAGTATTAAACAGTTAAAAACCCAACTTGAAAAACAAGGGAAAGAAAAAGAACTAGAAGCCGTAAAGGATGCTGAAAAAGCTACATTGGCTTCCCTTAAAAAAGACCCAACTATCACTTCAGATGGACGTTTAAAAGGATATGTTTCTGCATTCAAAAAAGAACTCAAAAACACCCATGGTATTGGTTTGCAAGATCTATTGACAACTGTAATGTTGGATGCTGAAGAAGCAGGAGATAAATTTAAAGATGATATTGCTACCAATACAATAGAAAAAGACGCTGCTAATCAACTCACAGGAAAAGAAGCAGGAACACGTGGTCGTAAACCATCTGAAAAGAAAGAAGACGAACCAAAAGCTAAAAAGGAAAAAGCAGAAAAATCTGAACCTAAATCCAAAGCAAAAGAAGAGGAAGAAGATGATGAAGAAATTGATGATTCAACATACTACAAATCAGAAGAAGAATTTGGAACATCTGAAAAAGAACCATCTGCAAAAGATGTTAAAGCAGCCGAGAAAGAATTCGGAAATGTATCCTCCGATAAACTAGAAAAATTCAATACTGGTTTAAAATTTATCAAAAAATATAAAGATGATAAAAAAGTAATTGATGCTTATTTGAAAAAAGCAAAAGATGAATATAAACTTCCATCCAACATGATTAAAGATCTTAAACGTGCTGCGGGAAGAGAGGTTGAAGCCTAATCTTACTTAAAATGGTTCTATATTTGTAAAAAACATATTGATGTCTGCTCTACTTTATAGGGCAGACATTTTTTAATTCAAAATATATGATAACAAAAAATAAATTAATACTTGGATTACTAGCCGTACTAGTAATATGTTTAATAGCATTGTATGGTTTGTTTAAATTGTACAAACACGAAAAAGAAGAACGCAAGCGATATAACAACAATATGATTGCTCTTATAGAAGATAAGAACAGACAACAAACACTTACTATAGATGAACTTAAAACACTATACCCAAAATACGATTCTATAGCTAAACTCCTCCAAATCAAAACCAAAAATATTACAGACATAGTAGAGACCCAATATCGCTTTAAAGATTCAACCTTAACCACTACAGTACTGAAAAAAGATAGTATATCTGAAAAAGCATATTTTACATTAGCTGAAAAATGTTATAAATTTTCTGGGTTTATTAAAAGAGATTCCATATCATTTACAAATAAAGAACTTAATGACAATATAACAACATTTTTGTATAAAGATTGGGAGAAAAAATATTTATGGGGGTTAATTAAATTTAAACCATATTATACTTCCAAAGTATATAGTGAATGCATGCAAGATACTATTGCTGTCATTAACAATATCAAAATTAAAAAATAATGAACCAAGACATAAAACAAATACTCCGCCAAGAGTACATTAAATGTGCCTCCGACCCAGGCCATTTTATGCGAAAGTATTGTTTTATCCAACACCCACAAAGAGGCAGAATTCAATTTAATCTTTACCCGTTTCAAGAAAAAGTACTTCATTTATGGAGGGATAACCCATATTCAATAGTTTTAAAATCTAGACAGTTAGGTATATCAACATTAGGAGCAGGATATGCTTTATGGTTAATGATATTTCACCAAGATAAAAACGTGTTGTGTATCGCAACTACGCAAGAAACAGCTAAAAACATGGTAACTAAAGTACGTTTTATGTACGAAAGTTTACCATCTTGGCTTAAAGTGTCATGTGAAGAAAATAACAAATTAACATTAAAGTTATCTAATGGTTCCCAAATTAAAGCTAAATCATCGAATAGTGACGCAGCACGATCAGAAGCAGTATCTTTGCTTCTAGTAGACGAGGCCGCATTCATTGAAAACATAGCCGAGACGTGGGCTTCAGCTCAACAAACCCTAGCTACGGGTGGTGGTGCTATTGTATTATCTACTCCATATGGTACGGGTAACTGGTTCCATCAAACGTGGGTTAGAGCAGAAAATCAAGAAAATGACTTCCTACCCATCAGATTACCTTGGATGGTTCATCCAGAAAGGGATCAAAAATGGAGAGATAGACAAGATGAATTACTAGGTGATCCTAGATTAGCAGCCCAAGAATGTGACTGTGATTTCTCTAACTCTGGAGATACAGTTTTTTACCCTGAATTTTTAGAATTCTATGAAAAAACATATGTAAAGGAACCTTTAGAAAAACGTGGAGCAGACAGAAACCTATGGATATGGGAACCAGCAGACTATTCTCGTTCATATATGGTTTTAGCGGACGTTGCTCGAGGTGATTCTAAAGATTATTCTGCGTTTCATATCTTAGATGTTGAAACAAATACCCAAGTAGGTGAATATAAAGGACAAATAGGAACAAATGAATACGGGCATTTACTTGTAGGTATAGCAACAGAATACAATAATGCATTACTAGTTGTTGAAAATGCAAACATTGGATGGTCCACTATCCAAACTATAATTGAAAGAGGATATCCAAACTTATATTATTCTCCTAAAAGTGGGGATATAAATGCTGATTCCTATTTCACTGAATATATGGATACAAGTAAAATGGTACCTGGTTTTACTATGAATACTAGAACTAGACCACTTTGTATTTCAAAATTCCAAGAAGCATTATCTGATAAAGGTGTGGTTTTCCAATCCAAACGTTTAATAGAAGAAATGAAAGTATTCGTTTGGAAAAATGGTAGAGCAGAAGCCCAATCAGGATACAATGATGACCTTGTAATGTCATTTTCAATGGGTCAATTCATGCGAGATACTTCATTTAAATTTAAACAACACGGGATAGACTTAACAAAAAGTATGCTTCAAAGTATGTCTACTGCTAAACATAATTTTGCAGGTGGATATTCTCAAAACTCTATAGATAGCAATCCTTGGAAAATAGATAATCCTTACGGAGGAGAAGAAGATATTCGTTGGCTTCTTTAATATTTATTATTATATTACAAAATATGGCAGACAAAAATTTATTCTCTAGATTAAAACGACTATTTTCAACAGATGTTATTATACGTAACCAAGGAGGTGATCAACTTCGGGTTATGGATGTTAACAGAATCCAACAATCTGGGGAATTACAAACAAACTCATTGGTAGACAGATTTAATAGGATCTATACCAACTCAGCTACCTCATTATATGGGTACCAAAACTCATTCAATTATCAAATGTTGCGCCCTACTCTATATTCAGAGTATGATGCAATGGATACAGATGCAATTGTTGCTTCTGCTCTTGATATCATAGCGGATGAAAGCACATTGAAAAATGATATGGGAGAAGTACTCCAAATCAAAAGTTCAGATGAAGATGTACAAAAAATTCTATATAATTTATTTTATGATGTGTTAAATATTGAATTTAACCTATGGCCTTGGATTCGTAATATGTGTAAATATGGTGATTTCTTCTTGAAATTAGAAATTGCTGAAAAATATGGTGTATATAATGTTATCCCATATTCTGCATACCATATGGAAAGACAAGAAGGATTCGATATTAAAAACCCAGCATCTGTTCGTTTTAGATTTGATCCTGATGGTATTGCTGCTTCAAGTTATGGATACTATAATGTTCCAAACTCAAAAGATCAAGGAAACGATATTTACTTTGACAATTATGAAATAGCCCACTTTAGATTACTTACAGATACTAACTTTTTACCTTATGGTAGATCGTATCTTGAGCCTGGTCGTAAATTGTTTAAACAATATACATTGATGGAAGATGCAATGTTGATCCATCGTATTGTTCGTGCCCCAGAAAAACGTATATTTTATATCAACGTTGGAAATATTGCACCAGCTGAAGTAGAAAACTTCATGCAAAAAACAATCTCCAAAATGAAACGTACTCCATATATTGACCAACAAACAGGTGAATATAACTTGAAGTACAACATGCAAAACTTACTTGAAGACTTTTACATCCCAATTAGAGGAAATGACTCAGCAACTAAAATTGATACACTTCAAGGTTTACAATATGATGGTATTACTGATGTTGAATACTTAAGAGATAAATTATTTGCTGCTCTAAAAATTCCAAAAGCATTCTTGGGATATGAAAAAGATTTAACAGGTAAAGCAACATTGGCAGCAGAAGATATTCGTTTTGCTCGCACAATCGATAGAATTCAACGCATTATCCTTTCAGAATTAAATAAAATTGCGTTAGTTCACCTGTACACTCAAGGGTATACAGCAGAAAGTTTAACAAACTTTGAACTATCGTTAACTACTCCTTCTATCATTTACGATCAAGAAAGAATTGCATTGATGAAGGAAAAAGTAGAGCTAGCCACACAAATGGCAGATAACCATTTATTACCTACTGATTGGATCTACGAAAATATATTCCAATTGAGCGAAGACCAGTACGATCAAATGAGAGACTTAATTAGAGAAGATGCTAAACGCAAATTTAGATTAACTCAAATTGAGGCTGAAGGTAACGATCCTGTTGAAACTGGCCAATCATATGGTACTCCACACGATTTAGCATCATTGTATGGTAGAGGTAGATATGAAGATGGAGAGGTTCCTGAAGGATATGATGAAAAATCTGTACTAGGAAGACCACAAGAAAAAATAACAGATAGAAACACACAACAAAGTGCTTTCGGTAAAGATCGAATTGGAGCTATTGGAATGAAAAAAGATAATGATGCATCAGATTCCATAAGACCACAATATAAGGGCGGTTCCCCATTGGCTCTTGAAAATAAACATTTGTCAACAGCACAAGAAGATATGTTAAGTAAAATCCCAATTTCTAGAAAACGTTTAGTATTTGAAGCGGATAAGAAAAAAGAATCACTATTAGATGAAAATCAAATACGCGATTAACAGATTTTAATATATTTATAAATAAAACCAATTACAATAGAATGAAAATTAAACATTCGAAGTATAAAAACTCGGGTATTCTTTTTGAATTACTTGTTAGACAAATCACAGCGGACACTTTGGAGGGCAAAGACTCACCGGTTTCCGGTATTCTTAAAAAATACTTTGTCAAAACAGAGTTAGGAAAAGAATATAAGTTATATGAAGCTCTTTTTAAGCGTACCAGTTTAACTGAAGCTAAAGCTAATATTATCATTGATACCCTTTTAGAGTCCTCTAAAAATCTTAATAGAAGAGTAATCAAAAAACAAAAATACAATCTAATATCTGAAATCCAGAAACATTATGATTTAAATGAGTTTTTTAATCATAAGCTCCCCAACTATAAGATACAAGCTGCTTTTTATACATTAATGGAAATGTACAATAATGTTTCTTCTGCTAATCCTGAAAATATTATCACAAATAAGGTAACTATTTTGGAACATTTAACAGCAGCTCCAATTGTAGAAAGCAAAGTTAGAGAAACAGTACTAGAAGAATTCAGTAAAGAAGATAAAGATACTCGTATTTTAGCATATCGTGTTATTCTTGAAAAATTCAATGAAAAATATGGTGATCTAAATCACCACCAAAAATCAATCTTAAAAGAATTAATTAATTCTATTGATAATACTCCAAGATTAAAAGAATTTTATATTTCAAAATCGGGAGAAATTAAAAAAGAATTAGTTTCTTTAAATAAGAAAACCAAAGATCCGGTTACACAAATTAAAATTAATGAAATTATTTCCCTACTTAAACCAGTAGATAAAACTCATAAAGTAACGGATAATGATTTAGTTGATTTGTTACAGTATTGTGATTTATTAACCGAATTAGAAGTGGTAAATGCGTGATAAAATAAAAAATATCATCAAAGAAAAACTCAAGCAGATAAAAGAAACATCTGCTACTGGTGTTGGTGGTGCAACTATGACTCCTGGATCTGGAGCACAATATGCTACTAAATATTTATTTGAAAAAGACACCAACGAAAAAGGAGTAAAAAACCCATATTACTATAAATTGGGATGGAAACCAGTCCCAGATAAAATTAAAGGGTCAGGTTTAGAGGTAAAAAAATTATTTGAAGAAGATAACAAATATAATGATTTTCAACAAAAAGAAATTGATAATTTGGACCAAATTGAAAAACTTATCCAAACCCAATTATCCCCGGCATTGGATAACGCTAAAGATGCTATAATTGATGCTTACAACGGTGATCCAAGTTCATATCAAGTGGTAAGAGGAACAGGATTAGCCTTAAAATTTTTACAAGATACAATAGATTTATTAAACGGAAAAAAGAATGAAAACCCTTAACGAACAATACCAATTAATTAAAGAAGGAAAAGGACACAAAGGTGTATTTTTAAATGACGCCAAAAGACAATTCCCTCAATACATTCGTAACGCAGCTACGTATGATGAAGCTTCTTTGATTTTAAAACAAAGAGGAGTTATCAATGAAAATGTAATAGGTATTACTCCTATTAACCAAATTGAATCTAAAAAAGAATCATTTGAGCTTGCGTTTGAGAAATTCTTGGAAGAAGCAAAAGATCCACAAATCAAAGCTAAAGAAGTTAAGGGTAAAACCGTAAAACCACAAGAAGAAGACGAAAAAGCCGAACTTAAAAAACCCTCAAAACAAGTTGAAGAAGATAACAAGCACGGATACGACCATTCAGATAAGAAAAACATGGATAATGTTATCTATGGTCAAATGATGAAAGGTTACTATGCTGAAATGAAAGATCCTAAAAATGAGGATAAAACAATGGAACAAATTAGAGACATTGTTTTGAAAAACTTAGAAAAGGATCCAATGCATTATGTTAAAGATGGTCAATTTGGTGTTAAAGGTGTAGGATATCAAACCGAATTACCTGGTTTAGGTACTCCAAAAGAACCAACAGGAAAATACAAATCATCTGGATACGGTGATTTAAAAGAAAACCAAAACTCTAAAAAAACAGATGATGACTTAAGACAAATTCTTTTAGATAACGGGTTTAGTATAGGGGTAGTTAAAAATATGGACCGTAAATCTTTAGAAGATAAAATTAAAGGTCTTGATCTTAAAGAATCTGCTGTTCGTAAAATAGTTCGTGCTATTATAAACGAAGAGTTAGACGAAATTACTTCATCATCTTTTAAAGCTGTTCCTAAACCTGAATATGTTAAAAAACATGAAAGAGAAAAAGCTCTAAAAAGCAAAGAAAGAGAACCACAAGACCAATATACTTCTTTGAATCAAACAATTTCTCTTTCCCTTTTAAAAAACGAAAATATCAAAATCTCCGGAGGTAAAATTTTTATAGAAGACAGATTAAGAGATCCTCTCAACTTTAAAAAATTATCCCTAGGTACTGACCCAGCATTTATGACTTTTTTAAATGATCGTAATAATATTGGTGGAATTGTTCAAATGACAAATGGAAAAGGGGAAAAAGTTGCTTATTCTTTATTAAATAACATTAAAGTTAGTCCAAAAACCGGAAATATTCAATATCTTAAAAAAGCAAAACCGAAAAAGACTAATGAATCTTTAATGGAGAGCATCGAAAAAGAATTAGCAACAATTAATCAAGAAGCAGAACGCGAAACTCTACAACTTAAATTAGATAAAATTGATGCTGCTATTGAAAAACGTCAATCTCAACTCAACAAATTAGATGAGGATGAGGATATGAAAAATCTTACCGATAAGAAAAAAGTTAAAGAACTTGAAAAAGACATCAAAGCTTTAGAAAAAGCAAAAACTAAAGTTGAAAAATTAATGTCTAAAGGTAAAGGCAAGAAAAAAGAAGTAATTGAAGACGGTGATATGGATCCTATGATGGATGAAGCAGCCGGAGATTTAGACCCAACCAATCTAGCCAAATCCAATGCAGAATTAGCCAAAATTAAAGGCACCTTAGATACTATTAGCAAGACAGATGTCCTTGAAGACGAAGAAGAATCAGAATATTAAAACATGAGCAAGCAACTCCTCATAGAAACCCAAATCTTTAAACCTTCCGTTTTAAATTTAACAGAAGGCAAAAAATCCTCTAATGGTAATCCAATTATAGAGGGTATTTTAGCCACTGCCGAAATTAAAAATGGAAATGGGCGATACTATAAAAAAGATTTGTGGGAACGTGAAATAGACAAATACATGACCTCCGTTAAACAACGTAGAGCATGTGGTGAGCTAGATCACCCTGAATCTTCTATTATTAACCTTAAAAATGTTTCCCATAACATTACTGACATATGGTGGGATGGAGACAATATTATGGGTAAACTAGAAATATTACCCACCCCATCAGGAAACATAGTAAGAGCACTTATTGATAGTGGAATTACAATTGGAGTATCCTCACGTGGTATGGGTTCATTAAAAGAAGTAGATGGTCTTTTAAGAGTACAAGAAGATTTTGATTTATTGTGTTGGGATATTGTAAGTACTCCTTCAAACCCAGACTCATGGATGCAACCAATGTCTAATAATACTATGAATGTGGGATTAAATGAAAGTTTAAACGTTTCCCAAAATAGATCATACTCTAAAGTAAATTCTATTATAACTGAGATACTTTGCTCGCATGGGTCTTGCCCCATCTGGTAAAAAATATGCAAACCGGTACAAGAATTGCTCTCTTTTTGGGAGCTTTTTTTGTTCTCCGTGACTTTGAACACCCCCACACATATATATAACCTGAATATGCTGTCCCTCACACTTTTACAGCATCAATTAAATAAATTCTATTACGTTTCTCAATAAACGTACTTTCCCAACAAAAAATTAATTTAGGAAAAATGGCAACAAACAGAGATTTGCTTAAAGAAGCAATCGCAGATGCTAAAGCCGTAAAGGACATGGCCATTGCGAACGCAAAAGCAGCTCTAGAGGAATCATTCACTCCACAATTAACAGCTATGCTCTCTGCTAAACTTCAAGAAATTGAAGAAGAAGATGAATTAGAAGAAGCAGGATTCGGTCCTATGTCTGGAGTAAAAGGACATGGAAATATCGAAGACGATACATCTCATTCAATATACGAAGAGGAAGAAGATGAGCTAGAAGAAGATTTGGATTTAGAATCATTGCTTAAAGAGCTAAACGAAAACGAAGAAGAGGAAGAAGAAACTGAAGAAGAAGAATCTGAAGAATCTGAAGAAACAGAAGAAGGTGAACCACTTGATCTAGAAAACATGACAGATGAAGATCTTAAAAAAATGATCGAAGATGTTATTGCAGACATGATGGGCTCCGGAGAATTAGAACTAGAAAAACCAGAAGAAGAAGAAATGCCGGAAAAAGAAGAAATCAACTTAGACGAGCTTTTAGCTGAAATTGCATCACTTGAAGAAGATGACTCTTATGAAGATGAATCTGAAAGTGAGTATGAAGATGAGTTAGAAGAAGGAAAAGAAGAAGTGGAAGAAGCAATGTTTGCTGACCCTAATTTAGGAAACACCATTCTTTCTGGCCTTGAATTTGCTGCTGCTGGAGGTTCTGCAGTTTTAATTGCCTTTATAGCATGGGTTTTAACTAAGTTAGGTAAAAAAGGAGATAAAGCTGCTGAAGGTGCTCTTAAAGCTGCTGCGGAAGAGTATAAAAGAACAGGAGATAAGAAAAAATTCTTAGCTGCTGCCCAAGCAATTAAAGCTGGCAAACCAGCTCCTGCTGAAACCACTAAAACCTCCCCAGAATTAGCTGAAGCTTATTCAACTATTGAAACTCTTCGTAAAGATCTAAATGAAGTTAATTTGTTAAACGCTAAATTGCTTTACACAAATAAAATCTTCAAAGCGAAAAACTTGACAGAAAGTCAAAAAGTAAACGTACTTGGTATGTTCGACAAAGCAACTAATGTAGGTGAAGTTAAATTGGTATTTGAAACTTTAAGTGAGGGTCTTAAAGCTAAACCATCTCCAATTAAAGAAAGCCTAGGTAGTGCTTCTAAAACACTTGGTACAACAAACACAAAACAACCAATTGTAGAATCAAATGACATGGTCGCTAGATTCCAAAAATTGGCGGGTATTATTAAATCTTAATATTAAACCAAAAACAAAAACAGAAAACAATGTCAAACATTAATTCACTTTTAGAAAGCTCTGCAAACGGTTGGAAAAACATGCAGAGTGATGCAGCAAGAATGGCTGCAAAATGGGGCAAAACAGGCCTCTTAGAAGGATTGAATGGCGAAGTTGAGAAAAACAACATGGCAATGATCCTTGAAAACCAAGCAAAACAGCTTGTCGTTGAAACTTCTACTAACACTACTACTGCTGGTGGTACCTTCTCAGCTGGTACTGGTGCACAGTGGGCTGGAGTTGCTCTTCCATTGGTACGTAAGGTATTCGGTGCGCTTTCTTCTAAAGAATTCGTTTCCGTTCAACCTATGAACTTACCTTCTGGACTGGTATTTTTCCTTGACTTCCAATATGGTCAAGCAAAACAGCTAAGCTTTGGTGGTCCAGGCAACGTATATAGCTCCCCAGCTTCTATGTATGGTAACACAGATCCAGGAGTTAATACAGATGCTAATGGTGGTCTTTATGGTGCTGGCCGTTTTGGTTATTCAATCAACCAATTCTCAGCTTCTTACACAGCAGTAGCTACTACAGCTTCTTGGGCTGATGTAAAATATGACGCTGCATTATCCGCTTCTGTTGCTGCCAACAAATACACTAAAGTTTCACTTGCAGCATCTTCCCTTTCCTTCCCAGATCTTAAAGGAGTTCGTGCTTTCGTAGCAGCTTCGGGATCTACAGTTACAACTGGAACTACAGCTAGAATGCTTCCTCAATTCACAACAACAGACGGAACCAACATTTACTTCATCTTCTCAGGATCAGTAAACACTACTGATGTTCCTCTAAATGGTGGAACTAACTGGGTATGGTATAACCGCCAACCAGTTGATTACGCTCGTGGTGATTTTGAAGACCAATCAAGCTCTACAGCAGGTGGTTATCCAAACGCAGGATCTACATCATCAGATCAATTAGCTATCCCTCAAATCAATGTTCAGTTGAAATCAGAAGCTATTGTTGCTAAAACACGTAAATTGAAAGCACAATGGACACCTGAATTCGCACAAGATTTGAACGCTTACCAAGCTCTTGATGCTGAAGCTGAATTAACATCTATCATGTCTGAGTATATTTCATTGGAAATTGATCTTGAAGTACTTGATATGTTGATCCAAGACGCTTCTGCTGCTGATGAGTATTGGAATGTTCAAAACAACCAACAATTGAATTCTGCAGGAACAGGATATGATACCCTTGGATTCTACAATACACAAGGTCAATGGTTCCAAACTTTGGGAACTAAATTCCAAAAAGTAAGTAACAAAATCCACCAGAAAACTCTACGTGGAGGTGCTAACTTTATGGTTGTTTCTCCTACAGTTGCAACTATCCTTGAATCAATCCCTGGATTCGCTTCTACATCAGATGGTGAAGCTACTAAAATGTCTTATGCATTTGGTATCCAAAAAGCAGGTCAGTTGAATAACCGTTACACAGTTTATAAGAATCCTTATATGACTGAGAACGTTATCTTGATGGGTTATAGAGGATCTCAGTTCCTTGAAACAGGTGCTGTTTTCTCTCCATATGTTCCATTAATTATGACTCCACTTGTATACGATCCAGATACATTCACACCAAGAAAAGGTCTCTTGACTCGCTACGCGAAGAAAATGATCCGTCCTGAATTCTATGGTCGTGTATTTGTAAGTAATACTAACTTGATCTAATCAACAGAATCATAGTTTGAAAGAGCCTGGCGAAAGTCAGGCTTTTTTTGTATATGTATAATAAAATAAGTTTATGCCTGATTTTAATCGAAGTCCTGAAGCGCAGGAAGTTTTTAAAGCAAAAAGGAAACCTAAAGGTCCTATCAAGTTTAATGTTCAACTAAACGAAGAACAAAAAGAAGCCAAAAATAAAATCCTTAACAGTATTGTAACGGTTTTAAAGGGTAAAGCAGGATCCGGAAAATCACTATTAGCAGCTAATGTTGCTTTAGATTTGCTTTTCAGTAGAGAAATAGAAAAAATAATCATTACTCGCCCAACAGTAGTAGCAGGCCAAGATATTGGATTTCTTCCAGGAGATGTCAATGAAAAACTAGCCCCATTTACTGCCCCAGTGTATGAAAACATGCACCGTTTATATAGTAAAGAAAAAATTGAAAAATGCATAGCAGACGGTGAAATAGAAATTGTACCTGTTTCATTTATGCGAGGTAGAAACTTTACAAATTGTTTAGTGGTAGTAGATGAAGCACAAAACTTAACAGATAATCAAACTGAACTGCTTTTAACTCGTATTTGTAGTGGCTCTAAAATGATTTTTTGTGGAGATGGTGCTCAAATAGATTTGAAAGATAGAAAAACATCTGGATTTGATGTGGTATGCAAACATATGAAAGATGTGCCTGGTTTTAATGTAGTTACCTTAGAAAAAAACCATAGACACCCAATAGTAGACTATATTTTAGATGTTTATAAAGATATTAGGGGATAAAACATTAAGTAGAAGTCTTCTTTAATATTTATAACAAAAAACTAGAGATGGCTTCTACTTTAACCCCAACTACTTTCACAATTA